GTACCCCATATCCATCATACATAAATTCATTATTTATAATATGATATTCATTCTGAAAAATAGCTATTCTACCATAATTAGATATAAAATAATTACGGGGGATGATCCCTGCTGTGGTCTTTGAACAAACTAAGAAATATTCATCTTTATATAAACTTTCTGATGATCGAAATTTTTTAAATTTTTCAAATGATTTAGTATCTTTTATTTGATATTCTTTCCTATCGCGTCGCGTGGCTTTGCTTGATAAATATTGACCTCCAGGGCCAGGGCGGCCGCTGGATTAGAAAAATTTCCAGTTTCCGGCGGATCTTCAGGATTAAAGTATTTTAAACACAGTGGACATTTACCACAAAATCGAAATAAACCTGTTTTTTCAATTGGATCAATTAAATGTGTCATATATATAATATTAATTATATAAAAAATATTAAATAAATTTTAAATTTAATATCTAGAATAGAGAATTAGATAATCACCTTTTTTCCTATCACAATAAAATGGTTGTTTGAATTCATAAATTTTCTTAAATAATCTAATATATACTATAATATTATTATCTATACAATTATTTGCTCTCTGCTGACTTTCTTTATCAGGAGGTATTTGATATTTTATTTTTTTTATAGACCCATTTTGAGTCGTATACTTATCACGATACGGATAAGAAGTACCAGGATTTATATATAATGTAGTTCCTTCTATACCTACACCGACAGTCAAACCCCCATCTTCCTTTACTTTATGTAATTCATCAAATTGTTTATCATCACTTCTCTCATATTCTCCTTTAAACATATTACGATCAGGACCATATTCATTTATATCTTGAAAGCAACCTTTATGAATCATAAATATATATAATTTTATTGTTAAAAAAAACAAAATTCAAATTTTTTTAATAAATTTATCTATGGAGCTTTTAATATATTTATTATTAATTAATTATTTAAAAAAATAACTATAAAGGTATATATCTACATATATATAAAGAGATATAATATATTTATTATAAATGCCTGGTGAATGGCACAACAAAATGGAAGGACTATTTCCGAAAGAATTAAGGGAAATAAAGTTTTATTGTTCAACCAGTTTATCAAAAACTTGTAGAAGAGCAGATATTTGTTTAAATGATATTAGGACATGTGAAATACAACATTCATATATATCTGAAAATGAAATAATTAATAGATGTAACGATTGGAAAAAATTTGGAAAAAAAATTATATGGTTAGTAGATGGAAATAATGGCGTTGATATTAATAAATTATCTACAGGTAATTATTTAATTATATTTAAACAAGAATGGAAATATAAATCTTTTATTAATACATATGATTTTATTCTACTTGAAAAAGATGATATGATTTTCAAAATAGAACTTAAAAAAATAAGAAGTAGTATCATAGAATTGAAAGGACCTAAGACATTAAAAGAAACTATTGAATTCTTAAAAACGGAACCAAGTGAAATTTGGGACTTTTGGGATGATGAAAATTATGTTAAATCTATATTAGGTGTTTACCAATTGGGTGCTGGAAATGGCAAGACATATGGTATATGGAAATCTATAACCGAAAATCAAGATAAAAAAACATTTATCATAGTAACAAAACAACATTCGGCCAAACAAGTAATTAATAAAGAATTAATTGATCAAAAAGAACGTTTTGAAGATAGTGAAGGAAAAGAGGCATATCATATTGTAAATTTAACAAATGAAGAATATGATAGTACTGATAAGCATTATGTAATAAAATATACTCATAAAATATCTAAAAGAGAATGTAAAGTAATTATTGGTACAATTGATTCATTTTGTTATAATTTGTCAAACTCAAATATAAAAGGCGCAGACTTTTTTAAAGGGGTTATTGATAATATAGCTAATAAAGGACCTACGAAACTTAATAATGGATATATGAATTTTGGAGGACAACATATCCAATTAAGTAAAGAATCTGAAATATGGATAGATGAAGTTCAAGATTTACCAGAAAATTACTTACATGCAATGATTAAATTAATGTATGAAACAAATTGTCATTTTAATGTAGTAGGAGATATAATGCAATCATTAGAATTTAAAGATAATTTTTTAACAAAAATAGTTGATGATGGTTTACCAAATATTAAAATAGATAAAAATGATGCAATTAATAAAAATAGACGCATAAAAGTGACTAATATGGGTGATCAAATTAATAAAATAATCCATTTTGAAAAATATGTATATAAAGGTAAACCATTACCTTCCATTCGTTGTGATAATAATATTAAAAAGGATATTAATAATAAACCTATAAAAATAATTGATACACCACTCATTTATGCAGGTGATACAAATGATAATAAAATTAATAATTATTGTGATGAAATAATGGAATATTATAAATATGAAGTAGATAATAATAATTATAATCCAAATGATTTTCTAATTATATTCCCTATTATGAAAAAAAATGTTATTGCTTCCGAATTACAAAATAAGATACAAGATTATTGGTTAGAAAAAGAAGATCCTAATAATGACACATATATTCAATATGCTTATTTACATAAACATACAGAAGGTACTGTTATTAATACAAAAGATTCAATCAATTCAACCAGAATTATGTCAATCCGCTCTGCAAAGGGTGATGGTAGAAAAGTTACATTTGTATTAGGTGTAACTGAAGATACATTAAAAATAGTTAGTAATAAACAAATTGGAATAGTTTATGAATCATATTTACATGTTGCATTGACAAGATCAAAAAATCAAATATATTTTGGTTTAGTAAAAAATAATGATGATATTCATAAAAGATTTAGTGAAGCTGGATATGTAGAATATTTTCCAAATATTAATAAAAAAATAAATTTAGATAAAATTTGTGAATTAATTGATAAAGAAAAATTAATTAAATTATTAAATAATAATATTGAGGAGATTAAAATATCTGAAAAAAATATAAATCAAAAAGAAACGGTTGATTGGGGTTATCATTGTATTAAATATCAAACATATTATTTTCAAGTCATACTAAAAATTTTAAGTAATAAATATATAAATTCTTATGAAGATAAATCACAATTAATAGTAATACTTCAAATAATTTCTAGATTAGAAATTAAAAGTTTTAATGTAAAAGACTATTGGACATTTCTAAAAGAATATCAATATAAAAAAATACCATGTATTCCATTATGTAAATTTTCGAATAAACCTGAATATAATAATTACTTTGATATTATTAAATCATCTATTATATATGTACAAGAATGTATTAAAAATAATTCTTTAAATAAATTGAATGTTTATGAATCAATTATTTTAACATATATTATTCAAATAAAAATAAGTCAAAGTTATGCTGAAATGACACCCCTCGATATTTATAATATTACAGATTTTTTTCAAAAAAATGAAAATAAAGAAAAACAATTATTAGATAATTTAAAAAATATAAAAAATATTATTGATGAAAGTAAAATTTTAAATTATAATTATATTAATTGGAACATTTTTAAACAGATAGAATTAAATAGTAATAAAGATTATTTTAAAATTAATAAATTACAATTTCCAATTATAGGTAATAATGATAAAGAAGTTATTCATATTGTATTAAAATCTGATATTTCTCAATTGAATTATTGGGATACTATGATTGAAGTATTATTAGAAAGATTTTTAATATATAATTCAAAATCAGAAAAAGATAAACAAAAATTTAACAATAAAAAAATAGTAACAATCATTTATATATTAGATAAGAATGAAAATTTAAGAATTGAATGGGAATGGGATAAAATATTAATTAAAGAAATTAAAAATGAATTGAAATTGACTTTAAAAAGACACTTTCAATCATATCATAGTGATATTTATAACTATTTTAAGTTTATAAAAAATAGTAAAAATGATCTATGGAAAACCGAACCCAATGAAATCATAGAGAATATTCTTCAAAAATGTGAAGATATGGGTAATTGTCCAAATTATATTATAGATTTTTTTAAATATATTAGTGATAAAATAGATGAAGATGACGATTATGACTTTTTAAATGATTTAGAAGAATTTAATAAAAAATTAACAAATAAATTAGAAAAATCTATTAATATTTACTTAAAATAATAATCTATTATTAGTGGTTCCATTAATTTAATAATTATATATAAGTAATTATATAAATAAATTTGATAAATTATCTATTTATATTTTAAATCTCAAAATGGAAACACCACAACCTCAAAAAAAATTATCTAATAGAATTATCTAATAGAATTATTATTATAACACATTTCACCTCATTCTTTACTGGTGTGCTGTAGTTATGTATTTGTATTTAAAATATTTTCCATATTGAATAATTAAATATTCTTTGTTACATTTTATTTTTATTCTTTTTATTATTTGTTTTTTTTATATATCTTTTTTGCCATTCATTACATATGATACATGTAAAATTTTGATATTTGCCTTTGCCATCTCCTTTATTATGTACCCTTTCATCTAAACACTTCCATTTATGTATTTTACATGGCATTTGTTTTTCTTCTTCTTCTTCTTTCTCTTGTATCTTTTTTATTTTATCTAGTTCTTTTTGTTCTTTTTTCTTTTGTATACACTGGTAACAATTGGGATTATCACCAGTAAATTTTGTTTTATATTCTTTATCACAAGATGAACATACTCTTTCAACCAATATTTGTTTAGAACATTTCATACATAATGGATTTTTACCTTTATAGGTTGATTTATAATTTATATTACAATTGACACAACATAAAATACTTTGACCGGGTTTTAAATTTTTTAATTTCTTATTTTTTTCATATTTTTTTTTATAATATTCATGTAAATCAATATTATTACCCAATACAGTTATTATTATATTATTTTTTTCGATTGTGTTTGCACACGATTTACCTAATATCATATCTTTTTTAGACACATTTCTTTCTTTTGCTCGTTTTATTGCATGTTTTGTTAAAATTCCACCACATGCTACTGGTTTATCATAATATTCACCAGTCAAATCATCGAATATCTCTGCTCCATATTTTTTTATGGATTTATCCATCTTTATATATTAAATGATCAATTATTTTTAAAAAAATATTAAATAAATTTCAAATTTAAATTCTATATCCGTAAACATCTTTTTTGGCATAACAATTAGTTGCCCAATGTCCTGTTCTACCACATTTAAAACATATTTCATTTCTACAATCTTCTTCATCTGAACTTAAATATTCATTTTCAGATTCTGTATCCACAATATAATTATTATTTATATCTCTTTTGGCAAAACATTCTTGAAATGTATGTCCAGTTCTACCACACCGTTCGCATTTAATTTTATTAGATTTTATATTAGATACTTTTTTATATTTTTGAGGACATTTGTTAGCATAATGACCAGGTTTACCACATTTATAACAAATGTCTTTTTCTGAATCAATAATTTGTTTAATAGCATTTTCATGTTCTGAAATATCTATTTTACACCATGGACCACCACGAACATTATCTATACCATATTTTTTCATATATTCATGTGTTATAGTTGTTTCATCATTTGAATCACAATATGGTCGTAATTCATGAATAGAAATAGGTTTATATTTCTTTGTCCACACAGAACCACCTGATTTAAAATGATCTGTCAATCTAAAATTAGGATCTTCTGTTT